GCGCAAATCAGCCAGAACTTTGGTGGCATGATGGCTCTGACTTCTAACGCTCTCAGCAGCTACACTTCAGGTTCAACTACTGATCGTGCAGGTACTCTGAATGGTGCGCCTAATGCGACTTACCTCGCAGCTAAGGACACTATGCAGCAGACTCTTGTTCTGGCTGGTTTGGGAACTGGTACTATCAAAGCTGGCGATCAGGTAACTATTGCAGGCGTTAATCGTCTGAACGTAGCTACTCGTGAAGCGATCCTTGACAGCGCTGGCGCACAAGTTCCGTGGACAGGCACTGTACTCGAAGATGTAACTATCTCTGGCAACGCTGCAACGATTACTGTTTCAGGCGCGGCTATCTTTGAGGCTAACGGTCAGTACAACAACGTAGACGCAGCTCCTGCTTCTGGCGCGGTTGTGACTATCCTTGGTGCTGCTTCAACTCTGTATCAGCCTAATATGTTCTTCACCAAGCAAGCGTTTGGTCTCGGAACTGTTAAGCTACCTAAGCTCTACTCTACAGACACGATTGCTACTACTAGCGATGGTATGTCTATCCGAGTATCTAAGTACGCAGACGGTGACGCTAACACGCAGAAGATTCGTTTCGATTTGCTTCCAGCGTATGCGTGCTTTAACCCGCTGTTTTCTGGATTGGGATTTGGAAAGTAACCTTGTAGAGAGATTCTGGGAGCTTCGGCTCCCAGTTTTTTATTATGGCTACTCCAAGCAAAGGTAAAGCGAAAGTAAAGGTCACTGCCACTGGCAAGAAGGTCTCCTATGGGCAGGCTGGAAAGGCCAGTGACGGTGGTTCTCGTGTACGAGCAGGCACTAGCAAAGGTGATGCGTATTGCGCGAGGTCTTTAGGTATTAAGAAACAACTATCCAAAAGACAGCAGAATGATCCTAATACGCCTAACAACCTGAGCCGTAAGCGGTGGAAGTGTAAAGGCGCAAAGTCTATGAAGAGCGGTGCTACTTATGAGTGACGGTCTATACGCTAACATCCACAAGAAACGCAAGCGAATCAAGTCTCAGAAGGCCGCTGGCAAAACGCCTGAGCGGATGCGTAAGGTAGGATCTAAAGGCGCACCAACAGCAAAAGCCTTTAAGAACTCAGCAAAAACAGCAAACAAAGCCACATTTGAGTGAGGTGATTTATGCCAAACGTAAACGGTCAAAAGTTCCCATATACCAAAGCAGGCATGATGGCTGCGAATAAGGCAAAGAAGAAAACTAAAAAGAAACCTGCCAAAATGGTTAAAAGCGGAGCTACATACGAATAATGGCTACTGTCGCTCAAGTTGCAAAGTCCTCGCTACAAAGGATATTGGTACAAGCTAGTGAAGCTCCATTAGAGCCTGACGAGTACCAAGACTTTATATTCTCTATGAATAATTACATGGCTGAGCTAGATGCCCAAGGCATTCAGCTTGGTTATACAGTTGTGTCTGACCTTGGTGATACTGTCACTATCCCAACAGGCGCACTGCGCGGACTTATCGCTAATATGGCGATTGAAGTCGCACCAGACTACAACGGGATTGTTTCGGCAGGTTTAGCAAAGGCCGCTCGTGATGGTTTCAACACTATGCGTATGCTTGGACAAAGCATGGGCAAAAGCAGATTTCCTTGTACGCTTCCTATTGGCTCTGGTAACGAAGACAATGACTTCGGCATGAACGGTCATTTCTATCCAGATCAAGAAGCGTCAATCCTTGCAGAGACCACTGGCGCTATAGCCTTAGAGGTAAACACTAATGGTTAAAAGAGCAGATGGTCGCAAGAAGTCGGACTTTGTAGCACAGGATACTGTCCTTGCTAACTCGTTCATGGATTACTTTGTCAACAACACCAACTACCGCATCTCTTATTCTAGCTTTGTCGCTGGCTTAGGAGTTACTGGCAGCATTGTTACCACTGGTTCTGGCACAGGAACTCCTGTACTTGAAATTGATGGAACGGTTAATAAGATCAGAAACCTAGAAAACGGTTCTGGAATTATAACTGCTGTATCTTCAAGCGGAGGCGCAGAGATAAGCCACAACTTTACAGCCAGCGCTCAAGGACTACCTATACTTTTGAACACTACCGCAGCCTCGCCTACGATAGCCAGCATAGTGGCTGGAAGCGGAATTAGCGTTGCAGCAGTAAACACTTCTGGCATTGAAATAACATCTATTGCAGATGAGACAAACGCTCAGGTCAGTATGCATGGCAATTCAACTGCTACGGTAATCGCTACTCAAGATGTTGCGGTTAAAGTCGCAGGAACCTTTGTTGTTGGAACTGTTTCTAATTTTACAGCAGATACTACAGGCAAGCTGACTTACACCGGCAGCACTGCGGCTACGGTTCAAGTGATTGCTTCTGTCACGCTGGATGTCGTAGGAACAAATCAAGACTTAACTGTTTTTCTTGCTAAGAATGGAACTCTAATAACAAATGCAAAAATCAGTCGAACAGTAACTTCTGGATCTGCTGGCAATATTGGCTTGTTCTTTAATGTGCCTGTTACTGGATCTGATTATATTGAACTATTTGTTGCCAACGGCAGTGGAACCAACAACATAACAGTGACGGATTGTTTGTTTGGAGTTGCTTAATGCCAAAGGTTGTTTTGCCTATAGCTAATGGATTTTACGAGAGTGATAGCTTGCCTATCTCGGCTCAAGAATGCGTCAACTTTTACCCAAATATAGCTCAAGCTCCTGCGCTCAATCAGGAGACTCTGTACGGAACTGCTGGACTCAAAGAAGTAGCAAACGCCAACAGCTTAACAGCCAGCAGAGGCGCGCACGAGATGAATGGTGTGCCTTACTTTGTTATAGCTGAGAAGCTATACAGTATGGCTGTTGACTACACTCTTACGTTTATTGGCAATATAGCTGGGACATCAAGAGTCTCAATGGCTGACAACGGCACACAGATGTTGATTTTAGTGCCTAGCGGCAATGGTTATATCTACAACCACGTTACCGATACCTTTTCTCAAATAACAGATTCAGATTTTACCGCTAACGGAAATCCTCAATTAGTAGTTTATATTGATGGGTATTTTTGCCTGACAACTGATAGTAAGAAATTCATTGTAAGTAATCTAAATAATGGGTTGAGCTATAACGCTTTAGATTTTGGTACTGCTGAATCAGATCCTGACGACATTGTTGCTCCTGTAGTGTTTAAGAATCAGCTATTTATAGGAGGTTCGCAGACAATAGAAGCATTTCAAAACATTGGCGGCGCTGATTTTCCTTTTCAAAGAACTGGACTGTTTCTTCAAAAAGGAATTATTAGTCCTTTTAGTATTCAAACTTTGCAGGATACGTTTGTATTTATTGGTGCTGGTCAAAACGAATCTCCAGCTATCTGGGTATTACAAGGCAACGATGTAGCAAAGATTTCTACTACGGCTATTGATAAAGAACTCAGCCAACTTACTCAAGATCAAGTGTCCGCTATTTACTCATGGGGCTATGCTGAAAAAGGTGCTTACTTTGTCGGTTTTACTTTACCCAGCGCTACATTTGTTTATGACATAATTAGCAAGAGATGGCATGAGCGAAGGTCTGTTGTTGACAATATTCTTGGCGCTTATCGTGTTGCCTCTTTAGTAAAAGCATACAACAAAATATGGGCGGGTGATTTAGTAGACGGAAGGATAGGAAACTTAGATGCTGAAATTTATACGGAATACGGCACAGAAATTAGACGATCCATTGTCACCCAGCCTTTCCAGAGCAATATGGAGTCTTTTGTAATTCCAGAAATAGAATTAACTGTTGAAAGCGGCGTTGGCAATGCCGATGTCCCTAATCCTCAAATTGGCATGGCTCGAAGTCGTAACGCTAAAACTTGGAGCGACACTAGATTCCGAAGCATTGGCAAAGTTGGAGAATATGATCATAGAGCTATTTGGCGAAGAAATGGCAGAGCCTCACGCTTTGAACTTTTTCGCTTTACAATGAGTGATGCTGTAAAGCCTGTTATTATACAATTAACGGCTGATATAGAGAGCGGTCAATGAGTTATAAATTAAACGTAGGACAGCCTATAGTGGAAGCTAATGGCACTATGGGTCAGGCGTTTCGACAGTTTACGCAAGAGGCTTCTTTAAGCATTCCTATAGTTGGAACAGGAAGTCCCGAAGGAGTCATTGAAGCAGTGCAGTACAGTCTTTATTTAGACGGTTCAGGCTCTGCTGGAGCGATACAATACAGAAAGATGCTTCCTAGTATTGGAGGCGACAGAAAAAAAGGCTGGATTCTTGTGTGATAACCAGAACTGTAGATGCTGACTTCATAAGATCATTTGTTACTAGATCTGAAGTATTTGATGAAATCAGCGAGGACAACTTCTCACGAGCTGAGTGGTATCCAGACATGAGCAGTGGTTGGTTCGTACATACAGAAGATGATGAAGTTTGCGGTATTTGGATGGCTGAGCTGCGAAACAGCATAACCATAGAGATCCATCCAATGATCTTAAAAGAGTTTAGAGGCAAGAAGGCTTACAAAGGCGCTAGAGAGTTCTTCACTTGGATAACTAAGAACACCAAGTACGAGAAGATAAACGCCGAGATAGCTACCTGCTTTCCTAATGCTAAGATGTTTGCGGTTCAGTGCGGCATGAAGGCTGAAGGCAAAATTAGAAAGTCTTTTAAGAAAGACGGTAAAATACATGACCAATGGTTACTAGGCATCACTAGAGAAGAACTAGAGGCGAGATATGAGTAAGTTAGTCAAATCACTATTCGGCGGCGAGTCTGATGAAGGCATAGAGCGCCAAGAGAAAAGTAATCAGCTTTTACGAGATTTTCTAGCGCGTCAAGAATCGCTTGGTAGGGCTGACATAAGAAAGTCTATGCCTAGCCAGTATGGAGCTATGACTGCTGGACAGCAAGCTGGATTAGATATTTATGGTCAAGCCATGCCACAGCAGGCTGAGGCTTTTGTTGGCGGCAACGTAGCTGCACAACAAGCGCTTTTATCTGGAATGCCTATGTTTGAACAGGCTATCAGAGGTGGAAACATTGACTACTCAGCTTTGCAGCCATATCAAGGTTCTTACGATATGTCTTTCACTCAACAGCAGTTGCCTGATGCGGTAGCTAATCCTGCTTATTTAGCTGAAGCAACAACGCTAGATCCTGCTATGCAGCACTTAACTCCTGAGTATCGCAATCAGCAAGCACAAATGATGCAAATGGGCGGTCAGCCTCAAAATCAAACAGCAAACGCACTTGGCGGTATGGGCATTGATGAAGCAGCCTTAGCTGAGTTTATGGCAATGGGGCGATACTAATGGCTATTCCTAACTTTAATGATCAAGGAAACTTGGTTGTAGGTGGATCGTTCAACGCCGGCGAAATGCCTGTCATGAGAGATATGATGGATCGCGGAGCTGGTCAAATAGGTGATGACCTGCGAGATCCTATAGGCCAGATAAATCGTCTAATACAGGCTAATCAGCCAATACCTGAGTCATTACAAAGAGCAGCGTTTCAGTTTGCTGGTGCTAACAACTTAGATACTAATCAGTTGGCAAAAAGACTTGGAGTCTCTGCTAGCGATGTATCCCAAGCCGCTCAAGGTCTTGGTATTCAAAATCAGCTACCACAAAATCTTGGAGGATCGGGAATAGGGCAAAATTCTATTCCTAACTTTGATAATCAAGGCAACTTGGTTGTAGGTGGCGCAGGAGGCCAAACAGTAGACAGCACTGGCGCGTCAGGCGCTCAAACAGGACTCCAGAAAGTTGCTGATTTTATTTCTCAAGGCAATAAATCTGACCAAGATATTTACAGAGAGATGGTTAAAAATGATGTCTCTGTAGAAGCTATGGCGGGTCAGCTTGGAGTTCCTGTTGATGAGGCTACAACTCGTTATACTCGCGCTCAAGAGCTTTCACAGATAGAGGACATAGTTTCTGGTGGAATAGAGCAATCCAAAAAAGACTTTCCAAATGGAATTCCTGACAATCTTTTAAATCGTTATGCCACAGAGTCGGGACAGTCGTTACAGCAAATCGCCACTAACATGGATAACTTTGGCGTATCTGCTGATGATATGTCTCGTGCGACTGGCATTCCTTTATCTGAAGTTCAACGCGCATACACAGCGGCTAAAGGCGGCGGTACTACAGCCGCAGGTACAGGAGCTGGAGACGCAGGAGCCAACACTAACGAAGTAGCCTCAACTACAGCAGCGGCAGGTAGAGCTGGTTCAGGTGGCATCGGCTTGTCTGGCGCTGAAAGAGCGCTAGGCGGCGGTCTTACGGCAGCGGCTGGAACTGTAGAAGCTGGCGCTCAACAGGCTCGTCAAGATGTAATAGGCGGCACTGACTTAGCTAGACAAGACTTAGCCTCTGGTGCTGAGCAAGCTGCTGGCGCAATAGGCGCAAGTGTTGATCAAGGCTTAAATGCTTTGACTGCGGGTCTCTCAGGCGGTCAGCAGAACATTCAGCAAGGCACTAATCAAGGTTTGCAGGCTTTGACTGCGGGTCTTTTGGGTGGTCAGCAAAATGTGCAGCAAGGCACTCAACAAGGCTTGAATGCTTTAACTGCTGGAGTCTTAGGTGGTCAACAAAACGTGCGTCAAGGTACTCTGCAAGGCTTGGGCGCTTTAAATGCAAGCTCTATGCAAGGCCAATCCCAAATTCAACAAGGCGCTAATCAAGGCTTGAACGCTCTAGGTCAGGCGCTAGGAACTGGTCGGCAAGATATATCGCAAGGCGTTAATCAAGGTCTTGGTGCTTTAAGTCAAGGTTTGATGTCTGGACAACAAGATGTCGCGTCAGGAACTCAGGCTGGATTAGCTGCTTTAGGCCAAGCCTTAGGCGTTGGTAGAGGCGATATAGCTACTGGAAATCAAGCTGGATTAGCTGCTTTGGGTCAGGCTTTAGCCACTGGCAGAGGAGACATAGCCGCTGGAAATCAAGCTGGATTAGCTGCTTTAGGCCAAGGTCTTGGTACGGCTCGTGGTGACATTTCCTCTGGCGCTCAAGCTGGTCTTCAGTCATTAGCGCAAGGTTTAGCCGCTGGTAGAGGAGACATAGCTACTGGCACTCAGGCTGGCTTAGAGGCTTTAGGTCAAGGTGTAGGAACTGCGCGTGGTGACATTGCTTCCGGTACTCAAGCTGGGCTTGATGCGTTAGCGCAAGGATTATCAACTGGAAGAGGAGACATTCAGTCAGGAACTCAAGCAGGTATTGATGCTTTATCTCGTGGTGTAGGTACGGCTAGAGGTGATGTCGCCAAAGGCACACAAGCGGGTCTTCAAGATTTAAGGCAGGGTTTAAGCACAGCGAGAGGAGATATAAGGAGCGGCACTCAGCAAGGCTTACAAGCTCTTGCGGGAGGCGTGGCTGGCGCTAGAAGCGATTTAGCTACAGGCGCTGAGCTTGGAATGAGAGACCTTACAGCAGGTCTTGGAGCTGCTAGAAGAGACCTTACGACAGGCCAAGGCACTGCGATGGGCCAACTTCAATCTAATATTGGAGAAACCCAACAGGCTCGTGACTTAGCAGCTCAGCAAGTTTCCCAAGGATTTGGTCAAGCTGGTCAAATGTTTGATCCGTACCGTCAAGTAGGTGGTCAGGCTTTACAGCAGCAAGCTGCTTTATCTGGCGCTTTAGGACAGGAGGCATTTAATCAAGCATTCCAAGCAAGTCCAGCTCAGCAGTTTTTGCGCGAGGAAGGTGAGCGAGCTGCATTAAGAACAGCGGCAGCAAGAGGTGGCTTAGGCGGCGGCAATATAATGAAAGAGTTGTCTAGGTTCAATACCGGACTTGCCGCTCAAGACTTGCAGAGCCAAATAGGCAACTTGCAGCAGTTAACTGGTCAAGGTCTCGGAGCATCAGGAAGCGCGGCGCAATTAGCTGCTCAGGCTGGGACAAGTCAAGCAGACATTCAACAACAAGCTGCTCAACAGATTGCTGCTCAACGAGGCCAAATTGCTGGCGTAGCTACAGATATAGGTCAGCAACTTGCTGGCTTAGGTGTGACCCAAGGTCAAGCAGGTCTTCAGACTCAAACCCAGAGAGCGCAGCAGCAAGCTGAGTTAGCCTCAATGGCAGGTCAACAAGGTCTTCAGGCTATGCTATCTCAGGGCCAGCAGCTTGGTCAGATAGGCACAACTGAGGCCACGCAAGCATTACAAGCGCAACAGAGAGCGGCAGAACAAGCGGCGCAGTTTGCTTACGGCGGCGCAGGTCAAGAGTTACAAGCGCAGCAAAGAGCTGGCGAGCAATCTGCTCAATTGGCTTCTCAGGCAGCGGCTCAACAAGCAGCAGCACAACAGGCGGCAGCTCAACAGGCTGCTCAATTTGCTTACGGTGGCGCTGGTCAACAGTTGCAAGCAGGCCAACGAGCAGGAGAGCAAGCAGCGCAACTGTCTTCTCAGTCCGCAGCTCAACAGGCGGCAGCTCAGCAAACGGCGGCGCAACAAGCAGCCCAATTTGCCTTTAATGCTGGTGGACAGTCTCAACAGGCTCTCCAAGACGCAGCGATGGCTTCTGGCCAAATGGCTTATGGTGCAGGAGGCCAGTCTCAACAAGCTCTTCAGCAAGCTGCATTGGCTTCTGGTCAAATGGCCTATGGAGCAGGTGGACAAGGCTTGCAAGCTCTCCAGCAAGCTGGTTTGACTTCTGGTCAAATGGGAATGACCGCAGGCCAGCAAGGACTTCAGGCTCTTATGGGCGCTGGAAGTGAAATGGGTCAAATGGCTTACGGTGCTGGAGGACAAGGCTTGCAAGCTCTTCAAAGAGCTGGAGAAGCTGCTGGTCAAATGTCTTATGGCACTGGTCAGGCAAATTTACAAGCACTGCAAAACATGGGCAATACCACGGGTCAGATGGCTTATGGTGCAGGAGGTCAAGGACTTCAGGCTTTACAAAACATGGGCAACACAACTGGCCAAATGGCCTATGGCGCTGGAGGTCAAGGACTTCAGGCTCTACAAGGCATGGGCAGCGAGATGGGCCAGATGTATTATGGAGCTGGAGGCCAAGGTCTTAACGCAATGTTGGGCGCAGGTAGAAGTGTTGCTGATATACTTAGCGGTAGGTCGGCTGCTCAAGCCAATCTTGCATCTCGCGCCGGAAGCGAGCTTGGCGCTATAAGCCAAGGCGGCGCTGGAAACATTGCAAGCATGATGTACGGAACTGGTCAGAACTTAGCTCAGAACCGAATGCAGGCTGGCAACAATATTGCTAACAACATACAAGCTCAGATGACTGCTCTTTCAAATCTTGCAAACCAGCAAGGCACTAATATGTCGAATATGTACGGTCAGCAAGCTGGAATCCTTGCAGGCCAGCAGATAGGCGCTGGTGCTAACATGGGTAACTTGATTGGCAACACGGCTGGTCAGTTGGCAGGAATAGCTACAGGCAACAATTACACGCCACAGGGCCTTCCAAACACTAATCAGGTTGGTGGCATTTTAAATAAAGCTACAAGCACTGCTGGAGGAGGAAATCTTTCTGGTGCTGTATTAGGCAATCTTTAATTTCTTTTAGGTGCAAAAATGGCTGACATGACTGACGAAGAATATGATCAAATGCTTTCTGGGCTTATTAGGCCGAGCCAACAACCTGTAGCTCAAGAATTTAATTCTCGCTCTGGAATGAACAATGCTTTTAATGTTCCGACTCCAGAACGAACATTGACAGACCGCTTCCAAGATTATCGCGCTAGAGTAAGGCGTGACATGACCGGAAATGAAATGGTAACTCCTTATGCGCGTAGGCAGAAACAATTGCTTCAAGGCACTATCATGGACGCTGATGCTATCCAGCAGGCTATACAAGGCAATGATATTCCTAAAGCTGTAGACGTTCTTGTTGATCGTATGAATGTTCTTGAAAAGTTAGGAGAAGATACCTCTGACACAAAGATGCTCAGAGATGCTCTTGTAGGCGGCAGAAAAGATATAGTCATGGGAGAGATCAACACTTTCCTAAGCTCATTGCCTAAGCAAACCATTGATCCGAAGATGGTTACAGATCAAGGTCAGATGTTTACTCAAAGAATGGGCGGCGATCCAACAGCGCGTACTGTTGCTGGGTTTACACCTAAAGTTGAAGATAACTATAGGCCAATGTCTCCTGAAGAGCTTGCAGCCTATAGACTTCCTGCTGATGCTCCTTACAGATTTAACATAAAGACCAATAAACCTGAGTACATGGGTGGAGCTACAAGCACTACTACTATCAGAAACCCAGCTTCAATTCCTTCTGGTTACAGAGGAATTTATGATGCTGATGGTAATCTTACTGAGTTAGAAGCAATTGCAGGAGGTCCAGCGGCTGCTGAGGCAGAGGCAGCTGAGGCAGAGGCAGGAGCAGACAGTCGCAGAGAAGGACTTAGAGCTTCAAGGCAGTCTAAAATTGGTGGAATAGTTATAGAAGATATAAATCGTTATAGAGACTTGGTAGAGAATCAAGGAGTGTTTACTCCGGTTACAGGAGCGCTTGGTGAGATAGTTGGCAATATTGCTGGAACTCCTGCGGCTGACGCAAGATCTCTGGCTAATACTATCGGCGCAAATATTCAATTTGAAGCGCTAGACCAAATGCGGAAAGAAAGCAAAACTGGCGGCGCTTTAGGAAGTATTACGCGGAATGAGCTAGAAGATTTAAGAGCCACGCTTGGAAGCATTGCTGCGGCTCAATCTGATGAACAACTGCTTTACAATTTAAACAGATTAGAAAATTTGTATAACAACGTAATGTCAGAAGCAATGTCTTATCCTGAAGAAGAGAGACAGAAATACGGAATTACAATTACATCGTCTCAAAGCGCAGACCCATTAGGATTATTTTAATGAGCGATAAACTAAATGCTTTTAGAGAACAATACCCAGATTACACGGGGACTCCAAATGGTCAGTTAGCTTTTGGCCTTTGGAACAAATCCTATAAAGATCAAATGCCAATGGGGCTGTATGCAGATTCCATCGGTCTGTCTAATGATGACTTTAAAGAAATGGTAAAGTTTTCAGAGCAGGAAGGATACAAGCCTACTGAATCTACTTATGCTGAAGGCTTTGTTCCAGAAGGATCAAGAGCAGCTACAGCAGCTAGAGGTATGAGCTTTGGAGCGGCAGAAAACATAGCTGCTGTAGCTGCTGCTGGAGGAGAGAAAGTAAAAAGATTATTCACTGGAGAAGAACAACGTCCTTTTGGTGAGGCTTATGAAGATTATCTAGGTCTTACTAGAGATATGATAGGACAGTACCAAAAAGAAGAGCCAGTTGAATCATTCTTTACGGAAGCTGTGCCAGCAATTGCTTCTGGCGTTGGACTTGAAAGAGCTATAGCAACTGGAGCGCCAAGAGTTATTGCGGCTATGTCTCCAGCAACAAGAATTCCTGTTGGGACATCTCCAAGTATAGCAAAGACAGCAGCCGCATCTGGAGCTGGAGGCGCTGTCTATGGGTTCAACACTGGAGAGACAGGAGAAAGGTTAGAGTCTGCTTTCGAGTTGGCAATACCATCTGCTATTTTTGGTGGCGGCGGTCAAGTAGCTTTAAACTTTGCAGCTCCTGCAATTAGAGGAATAGGAAGAGCCTTTGGTCGAAGGATGGAGCAGTTTGATACCAGACCTACCGTAGAAGCAGCAAGACAATTGAAAAACGACATCTACAAAAGAGCTACAGATTCTGGCGTTGTTTATGATGTCCCAGCTATGAGGTCTTTACACGGAAGAGCGAAAAGATTGGTTGCTGATAGCGCTTCTTACGATCCTACAGTCGATGATCAAATGACTGCTGCGCTAAATATATTGAAAAGGAATAGCAAGACTCCATCGAATCTTATTCAGTTAGAAAAGATAAGAAGAGCAATGTTTGAGCGTTATAAAAAATCTGGCTATTCAGACCAAACAATTAGAGATTTAGTTGATTTAGTTGATGACACTATTCAAAACTTTGGTACTGGAGATGGAACTGTAATTAAAGCGGCTCGTCTTGCTAATTCAAGATACAAGAAAGCAGAACTTATTGACTCAGCTTTTGATAAAGCAAGAAGATCAGCAGAGGCTGCTGGATCTGGTGGAAACACCATTAACAGATATAAACAAGTTGTAAATAACATATTAAACAGCGAAAAAGAAATGAGATTTTTTGATGCCGCAGAAGAAGAGGCAATGAGAAATTTTGTTGAATTTACTACTCAAGAGCAGTTAGCAAGAGTTCTAGGGAAGCTAGATCCTACCTCCGGTGGATTAATGGCTGCTTTAGGTTTTGGCAGTTATTTAGCTGATCCTGTAGCTACAGCCGCTGTTGCTATCCCAGCGGCAATTGCTCGTAGAGGATTGGAGCAAACAACCGGAGAATCTGGCGAGGCTCTTGTCACCAGAATGGCTACAGGAAGAACTCCAATGACTACTCCTGTAACAACGCCTTCTACTGCGGGATCTCAAGTCATATCAGGCTACGAGCGAGAAATGGAAAACATTCGAGGAAATAGGTAATGGCTAGATTCGGTGAAATTAACGCACAATACTTTGATGACGCTGGCGATCCATTAGGTGGCGGCAAGCTGTATTTCTATGATACAGGCACTACTACGCCTAAGAATACTTACAGCGATATTAACTTTACCATTCCTAACCCGAATCCTGTGATTCTTACAGCGGCAGGAAGACAGCCTAATATCTTTTTTAACGGTGTTGCTAAGGCTATTCTAGCTGACAAGAATGACGTTCAAATACTTGTCAGAGATCCTGTTGGCGAAACAGGGACAAACTTTGGTGATCCTTGGATAGCGACAAAGGTATACTCCACAAATTCAGTGGTTATTGGTAGTGATGGTGTTTATTACCGATCTCTTATTGCGGGAAACCAAAACAACAATCCTGCTACCACTTCTGGCTTTTGGTCTCTTCTTTATTCAGTTCAATGGAGTTCAGGCATAACTTATCAAGAAGGCTCTGTAGTAACCTATGACGGCGAGCAATTCCAAAGCCTGACTAATAGTAATTTAAACAACAATCCTTCTACGTCTTCGGCAAATTGGGTTTTGTTAAGTTTTGCGTGGATCTCAACGGCAACGTATGCCGATAATCAAAATGCCGTTGGCTCTGACGGTGTGTTATACACTTCCCAACAAGGATCTAACACTAACAAAAACCCTACAGTTGCGGGTAATAGACCTGCTTACTGGGTTGGAACGTCAGCAGATGCGGCAACTAGCGCGGCGGCGGCTGCTACATCTGCAACCAATGCGGCAACATCAGCTTCAGGCGCTTCTACCTCTGCAACTAATGCGGCTACGTCAGCAACCAATGCAGGCAATTCTGCAACGGCTGCTGCTACATCTGCAACCGACTCTGCCGCAAGCGCTGCGGCCTCGGCTGCTACCGCAGGCGCGGCTCTATGGGTAAGTGGACAAACCTACAATGCTGGTGATGCTGCTATATCTTTAGTTAACTTTCTGACATATAGAGCAGAGACAACTACTAGCGGAACGACAGACCCAAGCGCGGATGCAAATTGGACGCAGCTAGGGTATTCATTGCCGAGTCAAACAGGAAATTCAGGCAAGTTTTTGACAACTAATGGAACTGCGGAAAGCTGGGGAATAGTTGAATCATTACCAAGTCAAACTGGAAACGCAGGGAAATATCTTACAACTGATGGCACGGATGAATCTTGGGCTGATGTAAATACTGGCGTGACTTACCCGCAGAATTCACAGTCATCAGACTACACGCTAGTTATTGGTGATGCTGGGAAAAGTATATTCCACCCATCATCTGACACAACTGCCCGAACTTTTACCATACCTGCTAATTCAAGCGTTCCTTTTGCTATAGGCGATGTTATTCTTTTTGTAAACGACAATAATGCAGCGGCTTTAACAATAGCTATTACTTCTGACACGATAGAAGATTTGAGTGGTTCTACCGGAAGCGTTATAGTTAATGGTGGTAACGTCATAACTGTGCTTAAAGTAACTGCAACAAAATGGTTAGTATGGTCGCAAAATCAAAGCGCAGCGTCTGATGGGTTTGCTGCCGTAGCTCATGTAACAAGCCCTTACGTTTCAGCGTATGCGTTTAGCAGCTCAGGTTTCGGATCTAAGTTTGCAAATCCTAGCACTTTGCCAACGCAGAATGGAGAAAGTGTAGCTTTTAGTCCTATAGGTTCTGAAATAGTTGTAGGGCATAATAATTCTCCTTTTATCACAGCGTACCCTTGGAGTGCTTCAGGCTTCGGATCTAAGTTTGCAAATCCTAGCACTTTACCAACAGGCATTGGACATGGTGTATCTTTTAGTCCTTCAGGTACTCAGATAGCTGTGGCCCATACAACTAGCCCTTATATCACAGCGTACCCTTGGAGTTCTTCAGGTTTTGGAACAAAGTTTGCAAATCCTAGCACTTTGCCAACAGGGACAGGGCGAGATGTAAAGTTTAGTCCTGCGGGTACTGAGATAGCTGTTGCGTCTGACGGCTCACCATATATCATAGCGTACCCTTGGAGTGCTTCGGGCTTTGGAACAAAGTTTGCAGACCCAGCCACTTTACCTTCAGGTGCTGCAAAAAGTGTAGCATTCAGCCCATCTGGCGATCAGATTGTTGTTGGTCACAGCGGTGGCTCTTATGTTACAGCATATTCGTGGAGTGCTTCAGGCTTTGGAGCTAAACTCACAAGCCCCAGCTCTACACCTTTTACTGGCGGGTTAGGTATGACATTTAGTCCTGCTGGGACAGAGCTGTTAATTGCTCATAGTTGGTCGCCTTACCTCTCAGTGTACGCTTTCACCGCTTCGGGTATTGGTGCTAAGTTCTCAAACCCTAGCTCTATACCAGCAGGTCAGGGAAATGCAGTAACCTTTAGCATATCTGGAAACGAAGTCCTTCTGGCCCATAACAGTAGTCCTTATGCCACAGCATACTCTTGGAGTGCTTCAGGTTTGGGAGGAAAACTTTCAAATCCTAGCACTTTGCCAACGGGGAATGGATTTGGTATTGCGTTCACCATATAGGAAAAAATATGAAATACAAACTATTATTAGAAACATACAAAGCAGACACTATTGCGAATGCCATGTATGCACGAGAGATGGAATACTTCCATTATGAATTTGACGCTATAAACTTTGAATATCTTATTAATAATGCTCCGCTAGGTGCTGACACTAAAGACATTCAAGAAAGGCTTGCCATCACCCGCACTCAAATGGAAGCAGTAGATAACACCTACAAAGCCTTGGTAGCCCAGATAACAGATCAAGCAGAACACGAAGCAGCAGTAATTAGAACCGCCAAAAAGAGGCAAGAAGATGAGATACATTCAGACAAATAACACGATTTTTATTCGTCATATTTTTGACGAGACCAAAAACATAAAGTGGAATGAATTAACTAATACATCTGTACGAAAGTTGTCTGAATCTCAACGCTCAGAATTTGGAATATCGCGCCTAAAAATGGTTACACCTCCTTTTATTGATATTAACACTCATATTAGAGAGGAAGGTGACGCGATATTGGTAGATGGTGTATGGACTCAGAACTGGATAATAACTGAGTTGCCAGAAGATATAAAAAATTTGAACATAAGACAGACACGAGACTCTAAGTTATTAGATAGTGATTGGATGGCGCTTAGCGATATAACATTATCTGCCGAAATGGCTTATTACCGGCAAGCATTACGAGACATACCTGCACAAGCGGGATTTCCTGACAATATTGACTGGCCTGTAAACCCAATTGTATAGAAAATAATTAACCAAGAAATACCAGAGTAACATCAATGATTGAGATTGGACTAGCACTAACGGCGGCAAAGAAAGCCTTCGATTTGATACAGTCTGCAATCGACACAGGTAAGCAGGCCAATGAAATTCTGGGACAAGTTGGCGATTTTTACGATGCCAAGGAGAAAATCCAAGAAGCCAGAGAAGAACATAAGCGCAAGCCTAATGGGGCTTACGGTGAAGAGTCGGTCGAGTCTTATGCTTTGAAAGTGATACAAGCAGAAATTGCCTGTAATGAGTATGAGACTAAGATTAAAAAAATGTTTATGTCTCAAGGCAAGACTCCGCTTTATAACAAGATGCTTAGGGTTCGATCAGAGGAACGTGACCGTAGAGCTGCGGCTCAACGTGAGCTGTTAAAGATACAACGCGAGAAGTTGCAACGCCAACGCGAGCTGAAGAACGTCATTATTGCCTTGTTTGCACTGGCAATGTGTGCAGGCTCTGCTATTTATATAGCCGCTGTAGCGGTAGGGCAGTAGTATGGAATATCAAGTAATGTTTAACGTAGGCGTAGCTTTGGTTGGCTTTACTGGCGGTTGGATGGTTAATCGCGTTTTTGTCTTGTTGGACAGGATAGACTCAGAAATGAGAAATATTCCAATTCAGTATGTTACAAAAGAAGACTACCGATCTGACATTGCCGAGGTCAAAGAAATGCTTGGTGCGATATTTAAGCGGTTAGAAAACAAGGCTGACAAATGAAACTTGATCCTGTCCTGCTAAAGATTGCGTGTTCTTGGTCTATCAAGGCTTACAACGATATTAATCGTGATGCCATTAAGATAGAGAATAAACTGACCAGCGCTACGGCTTTTGTGGTTAAGCGTAAGACAATAGATATTATTGTTTTTAGAGGAACGCAGGAGAAGCTAGACATCCTAACCGACCTTGCGGTAATCCCAGTTCCTTACGTTAAACGCCTGTGTCATGCAGGATTTGCCATGTCTCACAAGTCTATCTGGTCTGAAATAGAACAGCATATAGATTATGATAAGCGCACTTTAATTTGCGGTCATAGCCTTGGTGGCGCGATGGCAGAGCTTTCAGCAGCTAAGCTAAATGGCAAGCATGACAACTTGAACATTATTACCTTTGGAAAGCCGAATACCTTCTTCAAAGGCTTTAAGCGTCCTATGACACTAGATAATCAAATCTCAGTGGTTCAAGGATCAGACATAGTGCCAAGAGTTCCACGCCTATGCTATGGGCCTAGCAAGTCACAGACTATGCTGTATTTTTCAAACGGTGGCCCTACGATAATAAATCCTAGTAAGTATTACAGAAAGAAAGACCGTGGTGATTTTAAGGACAGGATAGCTGACCACTTGATGGACGGTTATAAAAAATGCTTAGACACTTTTCTTAAGGAGCAAAAAGATGGCAAGGTTGGCGTTAATATTTAGCATGGCTCTGATGGTTTCCTGCACCACAATTGAGCAGGTTCGAGAGAATAAAGAGCTGTACTGCTCTGGCGTGTATAAAGGTATGCGAGCCGTAGGCAGGTCTGCGTTATCGGCTACAACTGGTGTAATTGTTGAGGATGTTTGCGACACGATTGATGAGATCGTAGCCGAAGATGCTTAAACTGGGCAACCTTCTTAAGTCTCTTGCTCCTACTGTCGCGCAGGCCGCAGGAGGCCCATTAGCAAGCATGGCAGTTAAGATGGTCGCATCTAGGATGGGAACGCCTGACGCATCTGTAGAAGAGATTGAGAAGATACTAGAGACGCAGCCAGAGAAGGCGTTATTAGTCAAGCAGGCTGATAATGATTTTCAGAATCGCTTGAAAGAGATGGAGATAAACCTCGAATCTTTCAAGGCTGAAGTAGATGACAGGAAAGACGCAAGAAAGACTTTCGGAGACGATCCAATGCCAAAGGTCTTTGCGATGGTTGCTTTATTAGGATTTCTTGGTTATGTCTTTATGGTCACGATACAGCCGCCAGACGCTAATGATGACGGTGTAGTAAATTTGATTCTTGGTTATTTAGGTGGTTTAGTTTCAGGGATATCTGCGTTCTTTTTTGGCGGCAGCAATGGAAAGAAATAAGATGGATAAACTAATAGCAATGCTGAAGCGCCACGAAGGCGCAGAGACCCATGTTTATATGTGTACTGAGGACAGGTACACAATAGGCGTAGGCCGCAACGTAGATCCCAGAGGCGGTCTTGGCTTGTCAGAGGATGAGATAGACTACCTACTTTCTAATGATGTTCTGCGTTGCATTAAAGAACTGAGCAAAGAATACCGATGGTTTGGCGATCTTGATGAGGTTCGGCAAGAAGCGATGATAGATGTGTTTTTTTGTCTGGGAGCGACACGCTTTCGCACTTTCTCAAAGATGATTAAAGCCTTGGAAGACGCAGATTATAGAGAAGCATCAATTCAACTATTAGATAGCCGCTTTGCAAAACAAACAGGTAGACGAGCAATAGAACTGGCAGAGATGATTGAGACCGGATCTTATGTATGAATATAGCTGCAAGATATCGCGTGTTGTTGATGGAGATACTGTCGATGTTGATATTGATCTTGGCTTTGGGACTTGGCGTTGCAGTGAGCGCATACGTCTTTATGGTGTTGATACTCCAGAGTGCCGCACAAGAGATGCTGAAGAAAAAGCGGCCGGACTCTTGGCAAAGAAATTTGTCGAAGACGCTCTACACATCGGAGGAACTTATAAACTTGAGACTAAAGAAAAAGGAAAGTTTGGACGTTACTTAGGAACTATCTTTTTAACAGATGGCACTTCGATAAACGGAGTTTTAATATCTGAAAATCTAGCTGTAGCTTATAAAGGACAAAGTAAGCAAAAAATAAAAACAGCGCATCAGGCTAATTATAAGAAGCTAAAAAAACGAAAGTTAATTTAGTGCAAAGCGCTTCCATAGTAATGCGTTGTTTGGTAGCTTAAAAACTTGTCACAGACCTCATCGTTACTAAATATAAACTCATCCATATTGGCTAAGTTAAAGGCAATGGTAGCTATATAGTTCAGATCATTCTCAGACATTCTGCCTTCTACTTCTTCGAGCCATTCTTCTATTTGTTCTTGGCTCTTTATATCAAATTCTATTCTTTTCATTTTAATGCCTCCAATAACAATGGCAGCTCGTAAATGCTTGTAAGGTGCTTAAACTTCATAACTCTAGCATCTTCTTTTATTCCTTTCCTGAATACGGCTTCGCCTTTCTTGTAGTCTTTTGCAGCATCTGTTTGCCAAAACCAAAACTTGGCGCAACATCCCATAATATGTACAGCATTTTCTGGATAATTTATAGCAGCAAAAATGTAAGCATCACACTGTTGATTCTTTAAATAGTCGGTCAGCATTACATGGTGATCTTCTCTAATGTTACCAAAAATAAAGTTAGTTGTTTTAACGTCTATTTTTATACCTTCAACAAGAAAATCAAAGTCATAGGTATCTTCGTGACTGTGAAGTATCCCAAGGCTTGCTAATGCCTG